AGGAACCAGGGGGAGGGGTAACTCCTATGTCGTTACCCTCCCCTCCCCTGACGGCAGGTTCCGAGGAAAATCCACTGACTGAGTGTTCTCCAAGGAAAGAAAAGCTGGCACCCGCAGGGACACGCGCAGGGCTGCTATAAACGCTATAAACGCTATAAACGGTACGACACGCGCCCTTGGGCGTGCAGGGAGGGTGTGGTATATTGGTGGAATGAAACGCCCCGGCCTCTACGCCAATATCAACGCTCGCCGTAAGGCTGGCACCTCCCGCCCCAAATCCCAGTCTACCATCAGTCCCCGCACTTGGCGTCTTATGAAGGCCAAGAAGGGCGGCTTTCGTGAAAAGCCCAAGGGTTGATCTGGCCTGGGCGTATATCGAGTTGCTCCTGACAGAGAACTCCCGCCTGCATCAGACTATCGGCAAGCTGGATAGGCTTTGCGGTGACGTTTTGTCCGATTGCAGTAGGGAAGTTTACGAGGCTAATATGGTAGCCCTGACCGATGACCTAGAGGATCTGGGGAAGTTTCTTGAAATACACCAAGAAAAGATTAAGCTACTGGCAGGAGCCTTAAACCAGTGAACCCGCGCAAGCTACCGTGTAACAGCCCAAGGCGTACCCCTGGAGGGTCAAAGAAGTTTAAGGTAAGAGCCTGCTCCGGGGGCAAGTCCAAGACCATCCGCTTCGGCGACCCTAAGATGACCATCAAGAAGTCTATACCCGGACGGCGCAAGAGCTTTAGGGCTAGGCATAGGTGTGATAGCAACCCGCCTAGCAAAATGACCCCACGTTTTTGGTCTTGCCGCAAATGGTAGTCAGTTGAAAAGCAAAAAGGCTTTAAAATCGACGTATTGCCACCCAGAAGCCTCGCCACGGGGTCGGGCATCTGGAATCAATAAAACGGCTGAGGATAAAGAAGCACCCCTACGTTTGCGTTTAAATGAGGAATCTTATCGCCAAGCTACCGTTCTTGCGGCTCCGCTAGGCAACCAAGCGTGCTGTATTTCTATAGGCTAGGCTACCGTTTATATCCCCTATAGGACATTCTTTATCCAGCCCTTATAGGGTTACCAGCCTACCGTTTATTCTGCTCCCGCCACTTAGCCCACCGCTCCCGTTGTATGCGGGAAATCTTTTCGTAATGCTCCCGTGGGAGTTTCCGGGCCTTTGTCGGACCCTTGACGCTCCCGCCCCTTCGCGCCTGGGCGGATAGGTACTCTTTAATTATCTGTTCTTTATTCATTCCTTATAGGCTCCTTATAGGCTGCGCTACCGTTGATAGGTCAAACCAAATCGCCATGCTGCCGATTATAGGTAAGCGTGGGACTAGGTGAACCGGCAAGGGGTGGAACCTTGGCGGGGTAGCGTTATTTAGATATGTAATGAGCTTCAGTATATGCTTCCATCATTTCAGCAGCATGCCTTTCGGCATCATACTTTCTACCGTGATGGCTAAATGTCATTCTGTATTCATCCACGAATATGGATGCACGCCATCCGATCTTTCTACTCTTGCTGACCCTTTCAATTTTAGCCCTTATCAAAGGCGAATAGCCCTTTACTTTTGGATGGTGGCCACTCCACGGCCTTGGCAATAGATCAATGTTTAACATAATTAGCCCTCCTTCTTTCTTTCTCATCCCCGCCGCCAAGATTGCCCCGGCTGCGGTTCCGTTTGTAGGTTGATTCTATCGAATCCCACCTCCGTTCCCCTCCATTACGAGGGGAAACGAGGAAAGACTTATTTGTAATACTCTGCCAAAATAACCCTTTCCCCTTGGTTTATTTCAACCTCGTCTTTGAGTTGCTCCAAGGCATGTTCATAATTATCGGCAAAACATCTCCAGAACGATGATATGCCAATATCCATCCCATTGAATGTTTGTATGTAATGCAAAACAAAGTGCCTTGATCTCATTGTGCTTTTCCTTTCTTTATTGTTTACTAGGTTGATTCTATCGAATCCCACCTTTGCTCCCCCCTTGTGAGGGAGAGACAAGGGGAGACTTATTTCCGCCCGATAAACATTGCGAAAGCCGCCAAGATCCCGCCCAGGATCAATCCGTGGGCGAAGTAAACGGCTCCATGTATTTCTGCGATCATCGCCAAACCTCCTTTCGTATGGTGTAATTTTCGACTCCCCTTTCCCTTCTCCATGCTTCCGCTTTCTCAAACGATTCGAAGCGGAGGAGGAAGGAACCGGCGCGGGAGTAAATGCAGAAGCAGATCATTTCCGCCTCTTTGCATCATCGAGCCGTGAGCGGTAAAGATCCTCAAGGGCATCGTTTAAGCCCATAGGATCTTTGTGGTATGAAGCTTCAGCATAATCGCCCCACCAATACCCTTCGACTTTTTGCGTGGTTGTGTCGATCCAAATGTTCGGGCCACCAAAGGCGACTAAAACCCTTGCACCGATAAACTCCAAATCATTTTGCACGATCCAGCGGAAATCCAAGGCATCGCAGAGAAAGTCGAATGCGGAACACTCTCCGCCGACCTCATTGTCATATTCCCCGGACTCCACTTGATTCGCAATCCGCTTGACCATATCGGACAAGCCGTTGTCGTTTTTGGTTTTCGTTTCCGTTGTTGTCATGTGTGTGTTTCCTTTCTTGGTTGGTTTATTTCGCAACGCTGGCGATAAACTCACCAGCCTCTTCCTTCGTCTCAAACTGATGGAGTTCGGAGTTCCAAGGATCAACCTTGAGAAAGACAATGTAAGGCATCTCAACCTTCATTAGTTTTCCCTCAACTCCATCGTGCTTCAGCGTGAAGTCGATCAAGTCTCTGGTTTTGATTGTCGTGTCGTGTCCGTTGATGTCTAGTTTCATTGTGTGTGTTTCCTTTCTTGGTTTGTGGTTATGCCCTGCCAATATGGCGGTCATATTTCGCCATAAGTTTTTCTGCTATCAATTCGCAAAGCGATTCTGTGGCGTGTGCCTCGTGTTCGTCATCGGGCTTGATCCGATCGGCTTCGTCTGCGATGTCCAAAAATAGTTGCGACAAGTCCCGAAGGGTTTCGGGCGTGACAATGTTGTCGGCAAGGTCAGAAAGAATTTTTCCGGCCTGCTCCCAATCATCGTGCTGGATTGTCGAACCGATGAACTGATCGGCAATCTCGTTTGCGGAGATTCGCAGAACTTTGGCCGTCTGCTTTTCGGCGTTGGTGTGTGTCGTTTGCATGGGACAACTATTGCAACGGCTTGGAATAGTGTCAAGCTATTATTTTCGGGAAAGTTTTATGGTAGATTGTGGCCGTGGAAAATCTGCCCGAAAACTTGCCCGAAAAATCGAAGAATGGGAAAGTAGCATTTACAAGGGAAATCGAGGAGAAGTGCCTTGCAGCTTGTTCCTCTGGATTCACTCTTGAAAAGTGTGCTGGCTTGGTAGGAGTTCCAGTTGGAACCATTAAAACTTGGGTGCATCGGAACCCGGCTTTCGGCAGAAAGATGGAAACCGCAAGAAAAAATCACGAACTAAAACTTTTAAGAGACATCGAACTAGCCGGCGATAAGTCATGGCAAGCGAAAGCGTGGATGGCTGAGCGTGTTTATTCCTATGCTCAACCTTCGGCCAGGCTGCAAGTCTCTGGTGGCGTGGAACATACAGCAGGCGGATCATTCGCAGCCCTCCTCGCCGGCCTTGCATCTCGCCGGGCGGAAAAGAAAGCTCAAGTGATTGAGAGCCAGGAAGTTAAAGCGATTGAACAACAACAAAGTAAATACAATAGCTATTGTGCGACAAATAGTCCGCAAACTATTGCAACCACAATGCCTAAAAATCCTGGCAAGCCTCGACCCTTGAGGATGAGGAGACGCAAGCCAAGGGCAGAAAGCTTAAGAAAGTATCCCCTACACGACACCCCCCCTACCACGCCCCCCGCCACCGATTCACACGCATAATACCCCCCAAATAATTGCGCCACAAAATAAAAAGAGGTTATGGCAAGACGAGTTCCCAAGTCCGCCCAAAAGGCTCCTGAAGAAGTTTTAGAACAACTGCTAAACCCTGCGTATTTCGCAGATAAGGTATTGGGCATCAATCTCTACAAATGGCAAAAGGATGTACTGTCAGATATTGAGCCAGTAGACGCCAGAGTCGCCCTACGCGCCGCCAACGGTTCCGGCAAGACTTCCACGGTCATTTCCGGCGTTTTGATATGGCACGCGCTCGTCTACAAGCGTTCTATTGCGGTCACGACCGCCGGGGTCTTCCGCCAAGTCGAGTCCCAGCTTTGGCCGAGCCTGCGTTCCCACATCGCCAAGCTTGGCGGTCCCTGGGAGGTCACATCCGGCGAGATCCGCTACCTTCACCCTGACGGCAACACATCGCGAATTATAGGCTATTCTGCGACTGATCCTGGCCGCGCTGAAGGCTGGCACGCCGAAAACCACGAAACTGCGCCATTGCTTATGGTGGTGGACGAAGCCAAAACCGTTGCCGATCCCTTGTTTGAGGCCATCAGCCGGTGTCAGCCTACCCGCTTGCTTATTGCGAGCAGCCCAGGCGGGTCAAGCGGTGCCTTCTATCGAGCCTTCACCAAGGAGGCGGATATGTGGAAGAAGCACGCCGTTACCGCCTTCGACTGTCCCCATATCACCCAGAAGCAGATCGACGAGGTTATCCAGCGGTACGGTGAGAAGCACCCCCTGACCCGCTCTATGATCTATGGCGAGTTTGTGGACATCGGTAACGAAAGCCTGATTATTAACCTAAACCAGCTTCAGAACTGCCTTACCAGCCCCCCAGACTTCAAGCCGGGAACCAAGATTGCTGGAGTGGACTTTGCCGCCGGAGGTGACTGCAACGTGCTTTGCGTGCGGGATGGAAACAAGGTTCTACCCATCACGGCATGGCGCGAAAGGGATACCATGTCCGCCGTAGGCCGTTTCATCGTCGAATTCAAGAAGCACGGCCTAAAGGCCGAAGACATTTATGCTGACGCAAGCGGCCTGGGTATGCCCATGTGCGATGCCCTGGCCGAGGCTGGATGGGAAGTGCAGCGGGTCAACTTCGGCTCCACCGCCTACGACACTGATGCATACACCAACCGCGCTGCCGAGATGTGGTATGGGATGGCAAAGAAGATCGAAACGGCTGAGATCATCCTGCCCGAAGACGACGAACTGACAGCGCAGCTGACCTGCCGCCGGAGCTTGGTCAATTCCAAGGGCAAGCTGGGAGTTGAATCCAAGGATTCAATGCGAGCCAGGGGACTCGCCAGCCCGGATCGGGCCGATGCCCTTGCCCTCTGCCTTGATGGTGGTAATATCAGTTTCGACTTGACCTTTCCGGTGGAGAAGCCAACGTGGAGGTCATTGCAAGCCCTGATGGAATCGAGCGATCCTGTTATGGCTGGCTTCGACGCAGGAGGTTAATATGAATATCTGGAACTGGATCACTGCAAACTGGACCGAGATTGTTGCCGCCCTTGGTGGCATCGTGCTTGCCGCGCGCATCATTGTGAAGATGACCCCGACTCCCGCCGACGATTCGGCGTTGGAGAAGGTTGTCAACTTCCTCAAGACGCTCGGTCTCCACATTAAATAACTTTAAGTGATCGGTGCGATTCTTAACATCATCGCGTCGATCCTTCGCCTCATTCCGGGTTGGAAAGAGAAACGCATTGACCGCGCCGAAGGCGAGTGGCGCAACAACCGTGATTCCATTGATCGGGATCTTGGGGCTGTTGCTTGGTGGGTGCGCGACAACCAATCCCACGACGAACACGACCGGAGCCGTTGAGGCTCTGATGCGCGATGAGAACTATCCTGCTGTACGCGATTCTTCTCCTGCCGTCCGCTCATGGGCAAAACGCGCTTTGCATTATATCAACGATCTTTCGTTTGAACTAAACCGGGAACGCGACAAATGAACGCCAAAGACACACGCCGCAACGATTACTACGTCAGGATCATCGAAGCTCTCAACCAGCGCGAGACCTGGGAGAACCGGCAACGGCTGTTCTACCAAGCCCGTTATTTCGGTGTCCGCCGCAAGGTCAAGCCTTGGCCCACCGCCGCCGATCTGCACGTTCAGTTGATCGACACGGCCATTGAGAAGCTCAAGCCCTCCTTCGTCAATTCCGCCATCGGCAACGACATCCTTTCCAGTTTTGTCCCGATGCGCCAGCAGTTGACCCCCCTGACCGTTTCCGCCGAGCGTTGGTTTGACTACCAGATGCGCGAGAAGTCAAACTTCCAGAAGGAGATCGTTTCCGTAATCGACAACATTCTTCTTTACGGACGCGGCGTGGCCAAGGTAATCTGGAACGAGGACAAGAAGAGAATCGACTTTGAAGCGATTGACCCATTCCATATCATTGTACCTTCCTATACCAAGGAATTTAAGGACGCTGATTTCATTGTTCACATCATCTCCACAAGTGTCGACTCCTATAAGGCTAATCCCCTATACAAGCAGGATGACAACTTCATTAAGACAATTTCGGGTAAACCCTCCAAATCGGTGGGCCTACGAAGTGAAATTCAGGACGAGATTTACCGCCGTGAGGGAATTACTCAGGAAGCTGAGAATGACCGTATTATCCTATGGGAAATGTACACCCCCTCTGAGGACGGTTGGAAAGTCGAGACTTATAGTCCGCTGGTTATCGACACGGATGTAAGGAAACCTTTCGTTCTTCCTTACCGCCACGGCGAACCTCCTTTCGTTGATTTCCCCTATGAAGTAACAGGGGGCGGTTGGTATAGCCCACGGGGGGTCGCAGAAATCCTCCTCCCCGGAGAGAATCTGCTCAACAAGCTGAAGAATAGCCTGAGCGATTACGTTGAGCTTGCCAACCGACCCGTTTTCGAGGCGCAGAATCCGATCAGCCTCAACACTGCCAACCTGAAGATGCAGCCCGGCCAGATCCTTCCTCAAGGGTTGAAGCCGGTGCAGTTCAGCCAGCCTCCATTCGATTTCCAGCGTCTTATGCTGGAGGAGCGGATGCTGGCCGAAGCTCGGATGGGGAATCCCGATTTCGGCGCAGGATCGCAGTACCAGGTTTCCGACCGCAAGACCGCCACCGAGATTTCAGCGTTGCAGGCGCAGGCTGCGGCATCCGGCGATCTTCGT